AAGACCTCGGGCCGGATCATTGCCGGCCCGGTCGCGACCCCGTCATCGTTGATCGGGGTGTATTCGACGGTGATCGCGACCGTTCGGCTCAGGAGGTCGCCGCGGTCGTTCATGCTGAAGAGGCCCCCCGCGAAAACATAGTCCAGCTCGATCAGGGTCCCGTGCTGGCCCGGCTTCGCGGTCTCGAATGGACCGATCCAGCGGTCGAAGCTCGCGCCGGCCGGGATGGGCGGCGGGATCAGCGAATAGGGCGGGACCTCGGTCGCGGCGGTATAGGTGGCGGCGGCCCAGGTGATGACCTGATAGATCACGGGATCAGGCGCGACGCCGGTCGACGAGATCACCCCGACCGCCTGCGTCCCGAGCGCGGGGTTCGCCGGCAGGGCGGCGAGTTGCTGGTCGAGCGTCATCCCCCGCAGGTCGACGGCGCCGGCCGGGATTGCGCTCAGGCTTTGGACGAGGATCGTCGACCAGAACCAGGGGCTCGGGGTGTAGCTGGCGCTGGCGTTCGGCGGCAGAAGCTCCTGATCGCTGACATCGGCGCTCGAACTTACGTTTTCATGGACGGCGGTCGCCGCCTGGATCACTCCATAGGTCGATTGATGCTGATCGGGATTAAAGACCGTGAAGCTCGCGACATCGGCCGGCAGGCCCGCGGCGCTCGAGTCGCCGAGCAGCATCTCCTGCACGATATGGAATCCCTGCCCGATGCACAGGATCGCGCGAAAGAACTGATCATTGTTCTCGAATTGCGTATAGGGCTGCGAGGCGTAATCCGGGATGACTATCGGATTACCGTAGGCGACCGGGATCGGCTCGCCGAGGCGCGCGGTGTTGCGGGTCGGCGCGATGCCGTAGACCTGCGAAGGGGCCGGGGTGTTGCCGGCGCTCGGGCGCTTCGGTCCGAATAGCTTGCTCAGGGCATAGCCGATGATGACCGAGATCACGGCCTGGATCACGTAGGGGATGATCCAGGCCCCGGGGTACATGCGGACCAGGATCTCGTCGTGGTCGTTCACGACATACCCGGCCGGGTCGATCTCGTGCCCGTCGATGAAGACCTGCCGGGTCATCGAACCATGACAGGGCTCGACCTCGTCCAGATAGGCGAGCAGGTCGACGCCGGCCGGCGGCTGATGCGCGCGGCGGCGCGTCGTGTCCAGCGGGTTATATAGGGCCGTTATGCGCGCCATTTGTAGGCCCTCAGATCCGGGAAGTGCGCGGCGTAGTCATGCACGCGAAGCGCCACCACCCCGCCGAATCGGCGGCTCGTGACCGCCATCCGGCCGACAACAATCGCGATGTGCGCGGCATGCTCGGAGATCAGCAGCGCGCCGGGCGGCAGGCCCTGGACGGGCTCGCACCAGACGGGCGGCGCCCCGGCGATCAGGGCGCGCTGCAGCTCGCGATCCATATCGCCCGAGGCCCAATCGGGCAGGGGCTCGGCTGGGTTCATGCGCTGCAGGATCTCGCGCACGAGGCCCCAGCAGTCGTAAGCGTCCGGCCCGCGGGCGCCCAGGCGCCACGGTTTCCCGATCAGGTCGTTCACGATGGCGAGATCGGGGCTCATCGGTCCAGGCCCTTCGCTTCAGGCTGATGATGGGTGAACAGCATTTCGCGCACCAGCTCGCGAAACTCTGCGGCAGACTCCAGACGCTTAAACCGACCGAGATGAATCTCGCGCCCGTTGTGCGTAATGCGTGCGCTCCAGCCCCCTCGCTGCCAACGCACCCCGCGCACCCCGCTAGAGCCGAGCGGCTGGACGCTGTTCTCGGCGTTTTGCTTATGCGTAGCTGCGCGTAGATTCGCCCACTTCGTGTTGCAAGGATCGCGGTCGATGTGATCGACCTCATGCTCGGGCCACGCGCCCGTCATGTAGAACCATGCGAGGCGGTGTTCGTGGTAGTACGCACCATCGATGCCGATAAAGCGTCGGCGGCGTTCTGCACTCCCGCCAACACAACCCGCACGATCACCCGGCTCGACACAGCCACCATAAGCATTGCGCCGCACGCGCCACGTAAAGTGGCCCGACAACGGGTCGTAACTCAAGACCTCGCGCAAGCGTTCAATGGTCAGCATGGTTAACCCTTAGCGGTCCAAACCGGGAAAGTGTTGCGGGTCATACCAGACCCCGGGAAAGCGGCGGTTCAGGACATCGGAGCGGCCCGCGGTGCCCGTGACCGCCTCCTCGGTGATCTGAATCGCATCGAACACGAGGCGGATCGGCGCGCTCTGCGGGGCGCCCATCTCAGACCCGAGGAATTCCCGATAGATCGCTTCGATGTTCGTCGTCGGGTCCTGGTGCGCGGCGCGGACGGCGTCGGCGATCTCCTGGTCGGCGTTCGTCAGGCTGATCTGCATATCCTGCTGACCGGCCCCGTCGACGTTCGGCAGGATCACGGCGAACGGGAAAGGCTTGAAGGTCACGGTCGCGCCGGACTCGAGCGCGGCATCGAAGACGCGCGGGAAGGTCGTCAGGTAATAGGGCGCGGGCCAGAGCGGATGTCGCAGCTCTAGCGTGACGATGATGGTCTCGCCGGCCGGGGCCGAGGCGCGGGCCTCGAGGAGTGCGGTCGTCGCCATGATCAGAAGGCGGCGGCGCTGCCGCGGCTCAGGCCCCAGGCGCGCTCGTTCGCGTTGGCAAAGTCATTGCCGCCCCGGATGACATCGGCGGTCAGCGCCGAGCGGACCCGGTCGATGATGATCTCGATATTCCCGCCATTGGTACGGGTCGAGACCTCGGCCTCGCCGCCCATGTTGTTGGTCACGTTGACCTCGAGCTTAGGCATTGCAGCCTGGACGCCGAGGTCGCCGCTGCTGGTGCGCTTGAGCGGGAGAATCCCCTCGGGCCCCGCCTCGCCGGCCAGCGCCATCGGGAACACGACCGGGCGCGAGATCACCCCGCCGCGGGCGAAGGGCATGACCTGCCCCTCGTTGAAGACCGCGCCGGTCGCGGCGGCCTTCGCGGGCGCGATGCCGAAGGCCCCGGCGATGGCGTCGACGATGTACTTCTTCGCCCACAGCTTCAGCAGCTCGGCGATGATCGATTGAACCATCCGCTTAAAGAGGTCCTCGACATCGGCGGTCCCTTCGGCGAGGTTCTCGAAGAACCCCTCGAAACTATCCGACAGGATCGATAGCTCGTCCTTTGCTTTCTTCGGGTCGCTGGTCTTGCCGAAGGTGCCGGTCAGTTGCGCGACCATGCGCTCGTATTGCTCGGCGTTGACCGTGCCCGAGAAAAACAGGTCGTCGATGGTCGCGAGGTTCTTCGCAAACTGTTCGGCAGCAGCGCCAGCAGGATCGAGCGAGGCGATCAGGTCGGCCTGCGCTTTGGCGGCGTCCTCGGCCTCTTTGCGATGGCGCTCGATCTGATCGGCGAGGTCGGCCTCGACCTTCGCCTGCTCGGTCTCGATCTCGATCAGGATCTTCGCGCCCAGCATGCGGCGGTGTTCGGCCTGAGCGATCAGGTCGATGGCCTTCGTCTGGTCGTTCATTGCCTTGATCACCGGGTCCCCGCCGCTCGGCTTCGGCTTGTCCCCGGGCTGGTTGATCAGGTCGTTCGTCTTCTTCAGGTTCTCCTGAAACTTGGTCAGCCGGAGGTTTGCGCCGGTCTCCAGGCCGTTGACATCGTCGACCCACGCTTCAAAGATCGTTTTTGCCTGAGTCGGGTTCGCGACGATGGCGACCAGGGCGCCGAGGCCCATCCCGAAGGCTTGCAGCGTCGCCGATGCCTTCAGGGCGAAGCCGTACACGTTCGCGAGGATGTCGCCGATGCTCGAGCCCGTGCTGACGAAACCGTCGCCGGCCTTCGCGGCGTCGGTCAGGTCGTCAGTGATCGCGACCAGGGCGGGCAAGAGGCCGGCGCTGATCTGCGCGCCGATGCCGCTCGCCGTGCGCGAGAGCCGGCTCATGTTGTCATTGAATGCCTCGGCCGCCTTCAGGGCCCCGCCTGAGATCACCCCGCCGAAGCGGTCGGCCTCGTCGGCGAGCTTCTGCAGGGCCTCGCCGCCATCGTTCAGCATCGGGATCAGGTCGGCCCCGGCCTTGCCGAAGATCTTGATCGCGAGGGCGGTCTTCTCGACCCCGTCCGGCATCTTCGCGAATTGATCGCTGATCTTCTTCAGGGTCTCGACCGGGCTCTCGCCCTCTTTGGCGCCGATAGCCTTCAGGGCCTTCGCGGCGTCGGTCGTGCCGCCCTTCAGGTCGACCATTGAAACGGCGATCTTTCCGATTGCCTTATCCAGCTCCTCGGCGCTAACGCCGGACAGGTCGGCCGCATACCGCAGGCGCTGCAGGTCCTCGGCGCCGATCCCGACCTTCGCCGTCGCTTTGGACAGCTCGTCCATCGCGTCGATGTTTCGCTGGATGCCGCTAACGATCTGCCCGGCGGCGAAGGCCCCGGCGAGGGCGGTCCCGAGCTTGATCGCGCCGGCCGCCAGCTTGTCGAACTTGCCGTTTATCTGTTCGGCGTTCTTGCTGATGTTGTCGAGTTGACGGACGGCGGCCTGCCCGTCGACCGTCAGCTTGTAAATGCGCTCGATGGTGTCGGCCATGATCAGCCCCTCGTCCGGCGGAAGCGGGGCCGGATGGTGATGACCCCGGTCCCTTGCGTGCGCGTCATCAGCTCGCCGGGGACTTGATGGGCCTTTGTGAATTCGGCGATCACGGCGAACTGACGAAACTCGGTGCGCGTGCGCAGCTTGCGAGCGGTCGCGCCGAGAAATCCCATGTTCGCCGCGGCCTTCTTCTTCGTGGCCCTGGTCTTGATCTGACCCGAGCGCGCGACATTGCGGTTCGCCATCGTCGCGTAGGGGATGCCCACGGGCACGAGGACGAGCTTATCGCCCGAGCCGAAGCTCGGCAGTTGCCCGGCGCTCTTGATGACCCGGGCCGCCCCGTTCTTCGGGACGAATCGCCACTCCCAATTGCTCAGGCTCGAGAGCCGGCCGCTATTGACGTTCGTGGTCTTCAGGATCGCGGCGCGTAGCTCGGTCTCGGCCATCCGCATCGCGGCCCCGGCCAGCAGGGTCCCATAGATCACGACCGATTTTTTCTGTACTTCGGCGAGGCGCTTTGTCGTGCTGTTATCGATCTCGATCACGCTCGGCGGGTTGCCGAGGCGGATCTGATTCGCGGTCTCGCGCGTGGTGATGTCGCGGATGATCGCCTCGACATCGGCGCGGCTCTGCGCCTCGATCTCTTCGCTCAGGCGCTCGCGGGAGAACTTCGTATCGCCGAGCGTTACGGTCCGGTTCTTCGGGACCACCAGGGGCAGCGGTGTTGCCATGTTTTCACCCCAGCCTCAGACCGACAGACCGCCAATCGCCCGTGATCAGCCACGCGCGAAACGCCCCGTCGAATTGATCGGTCTCGGACTGCAGGGCCCAGCCGGTCGAATCGTTCGCGGCGGTGCGCGCAATCGACATCAGGTCGCGGGCCTCTTCGTAGCCCCGGGCCCAGACATGGATCGAAACGCTCGTGTCGGCCTTGATCGGCTCGGCGGCCTCGCACATATCCTCGTATGGCGCGGCCAGCGCGACCGAGCGCACCAGGACCACGAGCGGGAGCGTCGGCTCGAGGTTCGCGGACTCGAGCGGGGCCCAGCCCCACTTGAACAGCACAGGGGCGACCGCGGCCTTGATCGCGGCGGCGAGATCCTTCTCGGATGTTGCGGTCGCCATTGCGGGGCCTCAGTGATGGAAGGCGGCGCGGCGCGCGGCCTTGTTCAGCAGGCGCAGCGGGATCGCGTCGCCATCAGGGTCAGCCTTCGGCGCGGGCGGGTGTTCTCGCTTCTGCTCGTCGAGAAAATAGTCCATCCAGCCCCGGACCTCGCGACCGCTCAAGCACTCGACGGCGCTCGCCGGCATGTGCAGGCGCTCGCCGATGATGAAGAGAATCCGCTCGTCCGGGGTCATACGTTTCCCTCGGTGGCCTCGGCCGGCGCGGGCGCCGGATCTGCGGCGGGCTCGTCCGCGGGCTTGAGGCCCTGCAGCTCGACCAGGACCCGCAGGGCCTCGCCGACCGCGGCGAGATAGCGGCCGGGCAGCTCGTCCATCAGGCGGGCAATCGTCAGCGGTTGCCCGTCGATGTGCAGCGCGTGCGCGAGCAGGCGCTCGGGGCCGGATAGCGGCCCGGGTAGGGCCATGATCTCGCGGGCGCGGCCATAAGGGACCTCGCGGATCTCGACGACCTCGCCGAGATCCAGCAGGCCCGCGGGCGCGGGGATGGTGCGGAGTCCGAATCCCATGCTGGCCCCTTACGGTTGCGCAGGGCCAAGAGCCCAGGAATAGGTCGGGACTTCGGTGAAGACGCCGGACCCGCTGAATTGCAGGCCCTGCCCGACCCCGGCGGTCACGGTCATCTCGCCGATCTGGACCGGGCCGAAGATATAACCCCCGTCCTCGGTGTAATCGATCAGCAGCCAGCGGTCCTGCTTCGGGTCCTCGAGGGATGCCTGAAACAGATTCGACAGGCCGGCGCTTTCCTTGTTGATGAAACCGTTGAAGGTGAAGGTCGGCGGCTTCGGCGAACCCTGGACGGTCGTCGAATCACACATATCGTCCAGCGCGATGGAATCGGGCGGGACGCCGGTCACGGTGATCGTCGCCATGCACGCCTCGAGCAGCGCGCCGGCCCCGGTCTTCGTGTAGGGCGTGACCGTGCCGGTCGCGACCGCGGCGGTCAGACGGGTCCCGTCGAAGTCGTCAAGCTCGAAGTCGGCCGCGCCCAGGTTCAGGACCCGGAAGGCGTAGCCGTCGAGCAGGGGCTCGCCCGTGCCTTCGATGACCACGACATCGCCATTCGCGAGGCCGACCGGCATCGCGGCCGGGGTCACGACAATCGGCTTCGTGTTCGTCAGGGTCGTGATCACGACCGGGGTCGGAGGAGGGGCGCCCGTGGGGGTCAGGTACAGGTGCGCGTCGCTTTTGATCTTTGCCATGATGGGCCTCTCTCTATGGTTGCGATTGGCCGCTCGTCGCGGCAAAAGTTAGCTCGTTGCGGGCGTGGCTCGGCAGGACGGCGACGAGGTCAAAAGAGCGAGGGGCGTCGCCGTCGACCTCCACCCCGCGCCATCCAGGCTCGACCGTTTCGCCGGGGATCTCGCGCAGCGTGATCCGCCATTGCAGGCCCCCGATCTCTCGGTCGGCGGCCATGTATTCGCGGCCCGAGACTGAGTCGATAGCGGCGTCGACCGTCGCGACCGTGACAAAGTCCTTCACGACCGCA